TTAGTCACGGGAATCGCAACTATTGCTGATGCCCGTATTGCTGCAGGTATCTTAACTGCATCATCACTTGATATAGCAGGTCTTACAACCACAAAAGATCTTTTAGTTACTGGTGTTACGACATCAACTGATATTGAAATCTATACGCAGTTTGACATTACAAACAATGTATCATCTGCATATCAGTTTGCCGCAACTGGAATTGGATTTACTCAAGCAACGAATAATCCCACTCTTTATCTAACAAGAGGTAAGAATTATCGTTTCTCAGTTAATGCATCTGGTCACCCATTCTATATCAAGACAGTCAATTCGACTGGAACTGGCAATGCATATGATGATGGTGTAGATAATAATGGTGCTGCAGTTGGCATCATAACCTTCAAGGTTCCATATAATGCACCTGATATTTTACATTATAACTGCTCTATCCACTCTGGAATGCACGGAGAAATTCGTGTAGGTGCTACAGGTGGTGGTGTTGGTGTTGGTTCTGAAGGAACTTTCATCGGTGCTGGTGCAACAATGATTGACTTTAAGACAACAACTGGAACCAATGTTCAAACTGTTGACTTAAATGCTGGCATTGCAACTGTTACAATCCAACCAGGTGTTTCACTTGGACTCGCAATCGCTCTTGGCGGTTAATCTCAATAAATACTCTTAACGCATAAGGAAAGATGGCAGAAGCTTTTTCAAATTCTATAACAAGAGCTGTGGGGATTGTAACAACATACTCTGGCAGTACGATTGGAGCAGCAGGAACTACCATTACAGTGACTGCTAATACTGGCATTGGCGTTTCTGACTTGGTAGATAACCAACATTTTATTGCAGGAACGAGAGTTGCTCAGATTGATGGAACGACGATTTATACTGATCGTGACTCTACAAATACATCAAGTGCAACCAGTCAGACAGTAAGATTCCTTGGTCCTACGACCTCATATACTTCTCCTGCAGCAACCAAGAGTATTATTATTGGTGGAACGTTTGCCAATAATACACAAAACTCAGTCAATCTGACGGTTGAAGTTCTTGATAGTAGTGTAGGAGTTACTTCAACTGGTGCAGTTGCTATTGCAAGTAAGATTCCCATTCCTGCAGGAAGTTCTTTTGTTATCTCTGACACAGGTAAAACTTTGTTAGAAGCAACTGATGAACTCAGAGTTTATTGTGATACCGCAAATGCAGTTGATGTCAGCCTCAGTATTCTGACAGGAGTTAACTGATGGCAGATAGAAACGGTTATATCGGAAGAGCACCTGGTGACTCAGCAGTCACAGTTGCAAGACAAACCTTTACTCCCACTGGAGTTACAACTGACTTTACTTTTGCATCTGGATATGTTCCAGGTTATTTTGACCTTTTTATCAACGGTGCAAAACAAATTGAAGTTAGTGACTACACCGCAACTGATGGATCGACGTTCTCAGTATTAAATGGTGGAGCACAAAACGGTGATGTCCTTGAAGGTGTTGCATACAAAGCATTTAATGCTGCAACTGTTACTAATGCAGCAGATCTTACCGTTTCTGGAAACTTAACAGTAAACGGAACTGCAACTTTCTTAGGTGCAGGAACATCAGTTGCTTTTGCAACCACATCATATAATCTTGCTGGCACACCTGACCTGACAATTAACAACTTAGTCGGTGTTGCTGCTACATTCTCAGGAAAAGTTTCTTATGAAGATGTAGAAAATATTGATTCTGTTGGTATTGTAACTGCAAGATCTGGTGTTGATGTTCTTGCAGGTGGAGTTACTATTGTTGGTGGTGGACTCACAGTCACTGGAGTTTCCACTTTCTTTAGTGATTCAGAATTCCGTGAAGATATTCAATTTGGAATTGCTGGTGCTGGTGGATCTATCACCTCTAGTGGAGATGCTGTATTTGTTGGTCTTGTAACTGCTGCTAATGTTTCTGTTAGTAGTTCAGTTACTGCAGCAACATTCTATGGTTCTGGTGCAAACTTGACCAATCTTCCAGCAGGTGGTGACTCTCTTGATATCACTGCATCACTGTTCATTTAATAAATAAAGGAAAAACAGTAAAATGGCGCTCAAAAAGACACAGTTATTAGATATTACATCAGTCACTGGGATTGCAACAGTTGGGATCTTAACTGTCGGAGTGACTGAAACTGCTGGTGGAGTTGGAATTGCATCCACCACCTATCTTAAAAACATTATTATTCATAATACTGGTCTTGGGACTGCCAGAGTTTCTGCATATATTAACCCAAATACAACACCAGTAGAAACTGGTTATGGTGTAACGGCAAATAGATTCTTAAGAATTGACCTTGCACCAAACGAAACAACATTCTTTGAATCAACATATCCGATTGTGATGACCACGCATGATAGTTTGACAGTAGAAGTTAATGCACCAGATGCAGGTGGAACAGGTATTGGTTCTGCCGTGAACTTCATTGTCAACGGCGATACGGATGTTTGATTATGGGTATTAAAGCATTAGGAAATAACACAGAGGACTTTGTTAATAAGTTTTTGAGAGCTCGTGGAGGAGATTCAACTGGACTTGATGCTGTAACTCCTGCTCATATACCACCATCAGAAGGATTAACAGCAACTGGTGGTGTTATTAGTGATTACACTGATCCTGGTCCTGGTAATGTTTATAGAGCACACATTTTTACTTCATCAGGAACTTTTGATGTAACTGCTCCTGGTGTTTTTGGTGATACTGTTGATATTCTTTCTGTTGGTGGTGGTGGTGCCGGTGGATGGTCTGCTCAAGCTGGTTCTGGTGGAGGTGGTGGAGGTGTTCACTATAGAACTTCAATTCAAGCGTCAGTGACACCTTATCCAGTAGTTATTGGTGGTGGAGCAGCTTCGGCGTCAACTGCAGGTTCTTCAACATCATCACCATTAGCACCATTTACTGCAGCTGGTGGAGGTTCAGGTGGTAAGGGATCTGGAGTTTCTGGATCAGATGGTGCATCTAGTGGAGCTGGACAACATCCCGGAGGAACTGCGGGCACTGCATCAGGAGCTTCTGGGCATCCTGGTGGAATAGATGTTGTTTCTCCAACACCAAATGCAAATGGATGGGGCAATACTGGTTCAGCTCCTAGTGGTGGTTACGCTGGTGATGGATCTGGTGGTGGTGGTGCTGGTAGTGCTGGCGTGGCTAATGGAACTACTGGATTAAATCCGGGTGATGGTGGATATGGTGCTAGATATAGTACCGCATATGGACCCACAAATATTATTTCTTATGGTGGCGGCGGTTCTGGTGGTGTTCATAATGGACCCGGAAACGCATCCCCATCTGTTCCAGCAGCACTTAAAGGTGGTGGTGGAGATGGTGGGGGTAATGGTTATAATGCTGATGGAACAGGAGGACCTGGTACTAGTGGAACTGCTGGATTAGGTGGTGGAGGTGGCGGATCAGGAAACCTTTTATCAGCACCTGGAGTAGGACAAGGTGGTAGTGGAACATTCATAGTCCGTTATCAAATCGGACAACTCACCGCAGAACAAAAAGCAACTGGTGGTGCCGTTAGTTACTATAGTGGTAAGACAATTCATACCTTTACTAATTCTGGAACTTTTGCTACAGCACCAAATTGGTCTGCAGCAACTGTAGAATATATTGTAGTTGCCGGTGGTGGTGGAGGCGGCCGTGGTGGTGCTAGTGAAGGATCTGGTGGAGGTGGTGCTGGTGGATTTAGAACTGGAACAACCCCAATTGGAGCACATCCAGTATCAACATCTATCCAGGTTGGTGCTGGTGGATTGGGTGGTATTGATGGCGCTGCAACTAATGGAACATCATCATATTTTGGAACACCAATAACATCTGCGGGTGGTGGTGCTGGTGCGTCAGGAACAGGTAGTTTCAATAATGCATTAGATGGTGGTTCAGGTGGTGGTGGAGGATTTAATGACACTTCAGGGGCGCTGGGAAATACTCCACCAACATCACCACCACAAGGCAATTCTGGTGGCAATTATGGACCTTCCTATGGTGGCGGCGGAGGCGGCGGTGCCGGTGCTGCGGGTTCAAATGGAGCAGGTAATGTTGGTGGTGCTGGTGGAGTTGGTACTCAAGTTCCTACTACATTTAGAAATCCTGAGAGTGCTCCAACAGACACATCAAATCCAGAACCATCTCAAAGGGGTGGTGGATTAGGAACTCCTGGACCTGCTGGATCTTATTATCTTGCTGGTGGTGGTGGAGGAGGAAATCATCCAATTGGAGATGGTGGTGTAGGTGGTGCTGGTGGTGGTGGAAGAGGTGTTAGACCTCCACAAGGAAGTGCATCATCAGGACTCACTAACACAGGTGGTGGTGGAGGGGGAAATGGGGCTAATGGAAATGGGGCCCCAGGTGGTTCTGGTATTGTCATCATTGCTTATCCTTCTTGATAAATAACCAATAGGATGTTATAATCCTAAATATCTAAAACTTACGATTTTAAGATAAAACTCATGGCTCATTTTGTTCAATTAGACGAAAACAATATCGTTACTCAAGTGATTGTTGTGAGTAACGATGACTGCTCTGATTCCAACGGAACAGAAACAGAAAGCATTGGTGTTGCATTCTGCCAGAAACTTCTGGGTGCAGACACCAACTGGAAGCAAACCTCATATAACGGTAATATGAGAGTTCGTTATGCAGGTATCGGTTATTCATATAATGCAGAACTGGATGCATTTGTTGCACCACAACCTTATGCATCATGGACTTTAGATTCTGAAACTGCTGATTGGGTATCACCTCTGGGTGCAGCACCTGATCTTACTGATGCAGAAGTAGAAGCAAGATCATACTATCGTTGGGATGAGGATGCATATCAAGCAGATAATACAACTGGATGGGTACTAGAAACACCAGAAGCACCTGCTGAGTGACATAAGAATCAAGGAGGGTTTAAGACCCTCCTTTTTTATTGACATAAATAACTAAAAAAATAAATGCGAT